AATCCAACTACTGGTAAAATTGAAAGATTGTATGAATTAAAATTCTTTACAAACAATCAAAATGTTACTTACACCACAGGTGGAGTTTTGAAAGCACAAGGTGCAGTTGCTGTTGGAACTGCTGTAATAAAGCCTTGGTCTTTGGCTTCTTTTGATGACAACCAAACATCACCTTTAGACCATCGTGATTCGATTTCAGATTCTGACAATCCTGTCTTTTTAGCGTAAGCGGTACGATATTGGTTGGTAAGGTTTTGCAATAATTTTAAATCAGTTCCAACTTTATCCTCGTTACCTTGGAATCTTCCCATTGGTTTATGGTACATATATTGTCCATTTTCGGGCATTTCAAAAGTGTCACATACTAAAGCAAGGTAAGAACCTGCTGATGCAACTAATGCTCCTCCGAATCCTGATATGGTACCAGAAAAGCGGATTATTTCGTTAGCAATTTCATTGGCTTCAAAAACAGAACCCCCAGGAGTATTAATATAAAGCCTTACATCCTTAATTCCTTTGGCTAATAACTGATCTATTTGTCGTTTGAATTCTTGTGCCGAATTCTGCCATTCATGTATAACACCGCTAATTCTAATTTCGGCAATGTCGTTTTTTGCTTCAGCTGTAATTGTAAGCGGAAACTTCTTTGACATCGCTGCGATATCAAAACCTCCAAAGGCAATAATTAAAGCCGCCGTTACAATTGATATTACTCTGTTTTTCATCTAAAAAAAATTATTGTTCCTACGTTTTGAGATGACAAAGATTAAGCGACATCGTGAGCTTTAAAAATTGGCTGTTTAGGGACTAAAGAAAAATCTTTAGTGGCTAAAGATTTTCCTTTAGTGGCTCATCACTGTTTTTTAGAAATACACTTATATGAAGAACCTTTGCTATTGAAATTAACCAACAATAGCAACGGAATGGCACAAAAAAAGGGATTGACACTAGAGGATAAGAAAGCAATTTCGATGGAATTGTTTATGGAAACGGACAAAAGTCAAAAGGAAATTGCAACTATTGTTGGTACCACCGAAAAGACTTTTACAAAGTGGAAAGTAGATGGCGATTGGGAACTCCTAAAACAAGCCCAAACCATTACTGCAAAAAATATTATTACCAATTTATACAATAAGGCTTACGAACTATCAATTGCTGATAAAGTCGATGCTGATAAGCTGGTAAAACTGGCAAACACCATTGAGAAACTGCAAAACAAAAAAGTATCTATTGCGCACATCATTAATGTGTTTAAGGACTTTACCACGTTTGCCTTTGGCGAAGATGCAGAGCTAGCCAAACGAATCAATGTGCTGCAAAAAAAATATGTTGATTTTAAAGTAGGAGGTCAATAATGGCAGCACCAAATATTACTAAAAGAGACTATGACGAATGGTTGAAGTTTTGTAATCAAGTACAAAACTCAACCGCTGTCAACCTTGTGGAAACACCTGAGGAACAAAATTTGCGTAAAAAAACGGCATTAAAAGATTATAATTTTTTTGTAAAAAAATACTACCCAACCTATGCCGATGCCGATTGTTCCGAATTTCAAATCAAGTTTGCAAACGCTTGTCTAAAAGATCCTAACTTTTTTGGAATTGCTGAATGGCCACGTGAACATGCAAAATCTGTTCACATTACAATTATTATTCCAATGTGGTTAATAGCTCATAAGCAATTAACAGGAATGATCCTGATGGGTAAAAATGAAGATGATGCCTGTAACTTATTGGCAGATGTTCAAGCTCAATTACAATACAATGAGTTGTTTGCTCACGATTTTGGTCAGCAATACAATTTTGGTTCATGGCAGGAAGGCGACTTTACCACTAAAGACGGAATTCGGTTTTTAGCTGTTGGTCGTGATCAATCACCCCGTGGAGCGCGTAAAGGAGAAAAACGTCCAAACTATGGAGTAATTGATGATATCGATGATGATGAAATAGTACACAACCAAAAACGTGTAAAAAAGATTGTCAATCGAATTTTAGGAGCTTTCTTTTTTGCTCTATCAATCAAAGGAGCTCGTGTATGTGTGGGAGGCAATAGAATTCACTCCCAATCCATATTAGCACACTTGGTTGGAGATACGAGACCAGGAGCGAAAAAGCGTGAAGGAATATTTCATTCTAAAGTACTTGCATTATACAACATTGTCAAAAATGCTTTAGGAGAAATTGTAAGTGCTGATGTAGCATGGAAAGAACGATACACGTTAGAGGAGATTGTAAGGAAGATGAAAAAAGCAGGGCCCGTATTGGCAATGCAAGAATTTTTTCATCAGACTGAAGTCGAAGGATCTGTTTTTAAAAACCAGTATTTCAAGTTTGCCAAATTGCCCCATTTAAAACAAATGGTAGTACTGATAGGATACTTTGATCCATCATTTGAAAACAATGTAACCTCCGATTATAAAGCGGTTTCTATTTGGGGTTTAAAGGATGAAAAACGCTATTGCTACAAACGATATACTCGAAGATCAGAATTAGAAGATGTGTACCAATGGATGATTAATGTAGAGAAAAAACTTCCTGCGGGTGTGGCTATTATTTGGTACATCGAAAAGCAATTTTCAACAAAATTAGTACGACAAGCTTTAGCCAGAACCCGCAAAAGAAACAACAATTACCCACTTCACATCATAGAAGATGAAAGAAGTAAACCAGGGAAATTCACTCGTATGGTTCGTATGGTTTCAGAGTATGCCGCGGGAAATGTAGTTTTCAATATTGATGAAGAGCACGACACCGATATGGTAGAGGGAAATATGATGGTAAAAGGAATAGAACCCGGCTATAAAACTCCCGATGATCCACCCGATGCCGATGAAGGTGCGTGGTATTATTTGGACCAGCATTTAAGTTTTACACATGAAAATTTGCAAGGAGCTGTAAAAATGGGAAAACAAGAGATTAACGAAAACAAAAGGTACTAATGGCTAGATTCTTAAACGACAACGATTATAAAAAACAAATTCGGGAATGGATCAAGAATGTAATCAATTACAATGATGCAAGCGTTCAGGAAGATTGCGAGTTAGCGGCTCAGACCGAAATGGAAACATATCTAAATGCGAGATATGATATAACAGCGATTTTCGATACTGCACAAGAGACAAGTGCCAGGAATCGCTTAATAGTATTGTATCTCGTTGATATTACATTATACCACATGTTTTCAAACATATCTCCTGATATGATTCCGGTATTAAGGGAAACAAGATATAAAGCAGCTATTCAATGGTGTAAAGATGTAGCCACAGGAAAGCTATCACCAATATTACCCGAAAAGGTTATCACTCCAGAAACGGTTCAATCCTTTTCTCACGGAGGCAATGATAAATACAACAACAAAGATTCAAGATATTAAATTTAAATACTCTTTAAATGGCATTTAATCGCACAGATATAAGCAACGCTATTAAAACTGTTTTTGCCAGCGCAGAAACCAAAGAAAAGGAAATAGCAGTAAGAACATTAGTCAACGCAATCAAGCGACAACATTCTTTGTATCGAAAAGAGATTGTGGACTGGAAAAACGCCCGAGCCGCTGCATTGCAAACCGAAAATCCAAGACGAAAACAATTAATCGATCTATACGAAGATATTTTATCGGATGCTTTCATTTTTGGAATTACAGATACCCGAAAAAAGCGAGTATCCAACAAGGCTTTTGCTATTACCAATGCTAAAGGCGAAGTCGATGACGAAAAAACAAAGCTATTACAAAAACGTTGGTTTAATGATTTTGTAAAATATGCTGTAGATGCTACCTATTATGGCTACTCGTTGATGTACCCAAAAGAATTAGACAAAAACGGTCATATCAAAAAAATAGCTTTGGTTTATCGGGATCATATTGTTCCAGAGAAAACCGAAATCTTAAAAAACAGCTATGACACCGTAGGAACTAATTTTACTGAAGCTCCATTTAATAAATGGTGCGTTTGGGTAAACCACGAAGACTTTTTAGGCTTGCTGGACAAAGCAGCGCCTTTATGGATCTTTAAAAAACACTCGTGGCAAAACTGGGATGAATTCGAAGAAATGTTTGGAATCCCGATGCGTACAGCCAAAGTAGCTTCAACAGATCCTAGAGGGCAGGCGGAAGTAGATAAATGGCTGCAGGACTTCGGAAGCTCCAATTTTGCTCGTTTCCCTGAAGGTGTAGAATTTGAAATTAAAGAATCTAATTCCCGTGACAGTTTCAATGTCTTTAACGAAAAACGCAAAGCATGTAATGAAGAATTAGCCTTTTTGATTGATGGTAATAGCGAAGGTTCTAAAGATTCAGGTTCTCGTGCAAAGTCAGAAACAATTATCGAAAGCACACAGGCTTTGATTGCACTTGATGATGAAACAAGCGTTCAGTTTATCGTTCAAGATGAGTTATTGCCGTTCTTGATTAATATGGGATATCCGTTTTCAGAAGATGATCAGTTTATTTGGAATGAAAATAAAAAATCAACACCACAAGAAAGGCTGACTATTTTCAAAGGTGTAAAAGAGTTGGGATACAAAGTCAAAAAAGAGCAAATCGAGACGGAATTGGATGTGGAACTCGAAGAGGAGGAAATTCTAGACGAGGAGGAAACGGAAGTAGATCCACAAGAACCTGATCCAAACAAACGGGATCCAAAAAAGAAACCGCCGGTTAAAAAGCCACAGGCTAGAGCAAATTTTAAACAGCCTCACGCTCATTCCAGTAGTTGCGAGTGTGGGGCTGATGACTGCTACAGAACAATTGATTTTACATTGCTGAATGCTTTGTCAGACGATGAAGAGGCGTTTTTGAAACAATTCTTTGAAAACCCTGGTTCTATCAATTGGAGTTACAAGGAATTCAAAGCATCACACGGAAAACTATTGGAAGGTTTACAAAGTGGATTCAATGGCATCGATACTGACTTTGAAAGCGAGGACCACGTAATGATGCAGTTGTTTCAATCGAATGTGCATCGTTTTGGAGTGGATAAGACTTTTAAAGAAATCATGGACTTGAATGAGATCTTGAAAACATCAAAAGACTATTCCGAATTCAGACAGCGTGCCAAAGCTTTGTTTCCAAATTATAGAGAGAATTGGTTACGCACGGAATACGACCAAGCGCATACGGCTTCAAGATTTGGTGCACGCTACATCCAAATGATGAAAGATATTGATATCGCTCCATTTTGGCGTTTGGTGGCAATTTTAGACGATAGAACTACAAAAATATGCGATTCACTGCACAACCGGGTGTTTAGTAAATTGGACATAAAAGCATGGCAATTTCTGCCTCCAAATCATTGGAAGTGCAGATCTGATGCTGAAGATGTTTTAGCAGGCTATAAAGGTAAAGTCAGCACGTTTGACGATGCCGTTTCGGGAGATCCTGACGGATATGCAAAAATGGTAAAAACTGGTTTTGTGGTTAATTGGGGGGATGCTGGTCAAGTATTTAGCGCAACACAAAGTTATTTGCATAATGCAGGAATTGAGCCATTAGACGTGCAGAATTTGACTTTTAAAGATTACGGACTGGATCCGCAATCTAAAATAAATGAAAGTGCTGAACTGTCAGAACTGCCTTTGCTTTTTAACCTTTTAACCGATCGTTCCGGGCTTGCCAAATTTACAGATGTTTTCGAGCTTCCTGTTTGGATGGAAAAACAATTGTTTGAAAGCACTGAAGCGGCGATTCGAAACAGCATTAAAGATGTGATCACAAATCCGTCTGAAGTATTTTGGCATACTGAAGGTGATATCAATTACAAAACGTTTTTGAAATTTTATAAAAACGAAACGCTAAAGGTAATTACAAGTTTCGAAAAAAAAGAAATTGCAAAAATTATAAAAGTTAGCACCATTGAAAATGCTGATGAAGTTCGAAAAGGTTTATTGCTATACACGCCAAAAGAGCATATAGCAACCAGATTGGCACAATATGAAAGTTTTAGTACCGATTACAAACGAATCAATTTTGATAAGGAAAACGGAGGTTTTACTGTATTGCATAAGTTTCATGGAGCTAACGAAATAAAAGGAAATTTAATCACTTCCAAGGTATTGGAAGGATTGGGGAAAAGTATTGAATTACTTCCTGTAGGCACTACAAAAACTGCTGACGCTTTAATGAATAGTGTGGAATGGGAATTTAAGCTATTAAATGATTATAAAAATCTTTTTAATACCGTTAAAAGAGAAGTTAAAAGGGGTTCTAAGCAATCGGGAAATGTATTGCTTCACATTATAGGCAAGTATGATGAAGATGAAGTGATAAGAGGATTATCCGCTGCCATTAATAATGACAGCGAAAGATTAGTAAAATTGATTTCAATTCTTACTCCTGACGGAAAGTTATTTATGTTGTCCAGGAAACAAATTGAAACCAAAGAATTTATTAAAATTCTAAGGCAATAAAAAAAGGAGCTTACAAAGTAAACCCCTCTTTTAGTGGCGGACTTCCTCAGATGTCCACTGCAAATATACAAAATAATTACATAATCACACCAAATACATAAATATATGACAACTGGAGGATTACAATACGCAATGTCGCTTATCGATAGAAATTTCGGAGTTGGCATAGGTAGGGCTAGAGCACAAACACAAGCTTTAGACACTGCTACCAATAGAGCTAACACGAGTGTTAGACAATTGGGCGATGATGGTAAAAAATCAATGGTCGGGCTAGGCGATGCTGTTAAAAGTGCCGCTGTAGCTATGGCGGGTATGTTTGCCATAGATAAACTGATTGATTTTGGAGGACATGTTGCTGAAGTAACCGATAAAGCTGAAAAACTAAACACCCAATTCGGCTTAAACTTTGGAAGTGCCGGAGCAAAAAACCTCGAAGAAGTCGACAAACGAGCCAAAGAATTAAACCTTAGTGTCGACAGCAATCGAGCGGGTTTTATACAAATGTCTACTGCAATGAACGGTACCAAAATTCAGGGTAAAAACTTAATGGATATTTATGACGGTGTCGCAGTAGCTTCAGCAACAATGAAGCTTTCAGGGAAGGATAACGAGGCGATGCTGGAGAGTTTTGGGAATGTTGCAAAAAAACGAATGGTTGACTTTGGAGGTTTTCAAAGTGAGTTTGGAATGAAGATACCAGGCGCATTTAAAATAGCGGCAGACTCGATGGGAGTTACTGAAAAGAAGTTAAAAGAAATGATGGAGAAAGGGGAAGTTTCCGCAGATAAGTTCCTCCCTAAATTCGCCAATCAAATCAAAACTACTTTTCAAGAAGGTTTGCCTGAAGCGGCCAACTCCATGCAGGCTGCAATGAATAAAAAAGAGAATGCAATCACTGGCTTTTGGGAAAAAGTAAGTGCGCTGTTTGCACCAGGTGTTGCCGAAATGATTGGTATTGGTTCACGTTTTATTGATTGGGCTGGTGATTTAATAGTTTCTCTCGAACCTGTAGGCATTGCCGTGTGGGGTATCATACTTGCACTCAAACCGCTTTGGGATTCTTTAGGCGGATTGGTTTCACAATTTGGATTTCTAAATGTTGGTACGAGTGGATTTGCCGACATTTTAAACGGCATCGCTATAGTTGTAGAAGTTTTAGCAACTGGAATTGGTTTTTTTATTGATCTCATTGCGCCGCTAACACCTTATCTATTAGGGATTGTAGGTGCTTTTTGGCTGTTGAATTTTGCAATGACTGCAAACCCAATAGGTATTTGGATAGTTGCCATTGTTGCCTTAATAGGAATTATAAAAATGGCTTATGAAAAGGTAGGCTGGTTCCGTGGTTCCATCATGGCAGCGTGGGAAGCGATTAAAGGTTTTGCTGGAGCTATCAAAGATTATGTGATTAACCGATTCAAAGATATGTTATCAGGCATCACGGGAATCGGAAAAGCAATACTATTGTTTTTCCAAGGCGATTGGAAAGGAGCTTTTGAAGCGGGCAAGAAAGCAACTGCCGATATGCTGGGTGTAAATGCAGGTAAGAAACTGATAAGCGATTTAGGTGATGTGGGCAAGAAATCAGGGCAGGCTTATAACAAAGGTTTGAAAGAAGCTGCGAACAATAATCTAAAAGCTAAAAAAGCCAAGGAAGATGCGCCAAAAGTAGATGCAAACGGTAAGTTCTTTGATCAGTACGCTGCCAAAACTAAAAGCGATGGCACAATTGTTCCAGAAAAAAAGAAAAGCGTTTCCGGAGGCGGTGGAGACAGCAAACATGTTACATTTAATATTGCCAGTTTTGTCAAAGAAATGACAATTCAAACCAATGCGTTAGGCTCAGCTCCTGCCGATATTAAGCGTGAAATGCAGAAAATATTCAATGAAATAATAGCCGATTTAGAAGTAAGAGTCAATGCCTAGTACAAATAATAATGCCCAGCAGTTTGATATACTCAAACAAAAATATGAGGTTTTTAGAACCAAAATTCCTGATATCGTAGCCGTTCTGGCGGTGAATTTCTTTAAACGAAATTTTGAACTTCAGGGATTTGTAGACAATGGTGTAGAGAAATGGAAAACCCTGAGTAATCCAGCAGACCGTTCCAGAAAAATACTCCGAAAAAGAGGAACTTTGAAAAATGCTATCAGGAAGATCAAGACGGAACGAAACAAAGTAATTGTAGGTGTTTCGTCAGATGTCAAATATGCATCGATTCAAAACAGCGGTGGCCAGATTCCAATAACACCAAAAATGAGACGGTACTTTTGGGCGATGTACAAACAAACCGGGCAGGAGTATTACAAAGGATTAGCATTAACAAAAAAGAAACATTTGGAGATTCCCGCCCGTAAGTTCATTGGAGATTCCGCAGCATTAGTTAAGCATATAGACCGCCAGATTGTAGATCAAATAAATATAGCATTGAAATGAGTGTAAAAAAACATACCCAAAAAGAAATTGGAGATTTCCTAAAAGAACAAATGGAAACACTTGAATTTATCAACCAAAATCGAGGGCAGTTAGATACTCCTGGTATCTTTACTTTTCAGCCGTCTGCCGTGTTTATTAGA